CTCCTTTGTTTAGCAGGTTGGATATTTCCCCTGAAATATATTGGTAGGCGTGGGCCTGTCCCAACATGTACTTGTATTTTTCCATATTGTCAACACCACCACTCACCATTGCATTTGCAATTTGTTGGTAACTTTCTTTCAGTTGTTTTTGTATTTTAGTTATTAAGTTTATTTCATCTAACATTTGCTTTTTTACCTTTATTTACACCTTTCTTAATTATGTAATCTTGTGTGCCATTCGCACCAGTTTCAACTTCTTTTTTAAGACTTCGAAACAGATTTTTTTGTTTTTCTTCTTTTTCTTTTTTTATTGAAAAAGCTTCCAATACTTTTGTATCTCTCATTACACCAACTATCTATGTGATTTGTAATATTGTCAAGACCGCCACAAAAACTATAAATAAATTTATCTAACATTTCCATCTTCTTCTAGCCTGACGTAGTCTAGAATTAGGATCTTTAGCAGCTTTAGGAAACTGTTTCATTTGACCAGCACTTCTTGCACAATAGGACTTTCTACGTTTTGCAGCAGCCGAACCTTTTTTAACTTTTCCGGTTACTGCTGTTTTTAATTTAGAACCAGGGTTAGCTGCTCTATAAGCTTTAACACCTGCCTCTGTCATTCCTGCACCTTTATCAGTTGCACGGAAATTCTTTTTATTTCTTTTAGGCATTACGTCACCACCTCTTTTAAAACCAGTAAGCATCTTGCCGTAATATTTTTTATAACTTTGATTTTCTCCAGGACCACCTTTTATAAAACTACCGTCATATTTTGTGTTTGGCATTTTCATATTATTCCTCCAATTGCTTTTCTGTCTCGTTTAGAAAAAGTTGCAACGTTGGTTGGTTTAGGTCCAGTATTAGATACTGCTCGTTTTCGTTTGACAGCACTCGCCTTTTGCCCACTTGACATTCGTGTGGCTTTTGCAAGTGGGACGCATTTCGGATAAGCTCTTTTGCTTCCCTTCTGTCTTCCACAAGGTTGATATTTTCCATTTTTCTTTGGAGCTCCAATATCTACCCATTTCTCGTCGAGCCATTTTTTTAATCCACTCATGAATTCTTTCCATAAGCGTTTCCTCTACCTTTGGTTGCTACTTTACAAATACCTCCGCCGGCTTTTTTGGTTCGACCTACTTTGCCTTTACAATACTTAGATGCCCAGATATTTGCGTATGCACTCGGGTACACATCAAATTTTTTCTTAGCAGCAGCTTTTCCTGCAGGACAAAGTTTAGCCATTATCTCGCTCGCATTCCTTTTTTGTAACCCATTCGTTTTGCAACTGCTGGAGCTACCTTTTTAAGCTTTCTTATGCCTTTACCTTTTTTACCTGTGGGTATTTTTTTCTTAGCCATAATTAACCTTTTTTAATTTCCTTAACTATTCTTTTCTTTTCAGCTTTAAGATTCTTCTTACCTTTTTTAGTAAATGCTTTTTCTGAATCTACTCTTCCAAGTTCTTCAAGTCTATTCATACGCTTAGTATTTTTTTTAACCTTGCCGCCTTTTTTATACATAGCTCCACCCTTCATACCCATATCGTCTTTGTAGTATCCTGAAGCCATATCTTTTCTAGCAGTAGACATTCCACCACCCATTTTCATTGCTCTTCCACCTACTTTCATAGGAGTTCTAGAGTTAGTTGTTTGTTTATTAAATCTTCTGTTTGCCATTATTTTTTTCCTCCGTTTTTAAATATTTGTGTTCCCTTTATACCAAAAATTGATCCCACTACAAGAATCCAAAGGGTACTGAACCAAGTCGGGAGTGCCGCAAAATGCTCGAAGAAAGTTTTCACCTTATCGAGAGCGCCCGGATCGTCCGAGAAGACTCCCCAAGCAAGCACAATTATGGGCGCCGACAATATTACGAGAACAAATTCGTCCTTATAATCGTTTTGACGTGCCTCTAACAATTTACCTTGGTAAGCTTCCTCACCGCGAGCTTGTCGTTCAGCGTGCAATAGCTGTGCATCAGACATTGCGACTTTTGCCCTCTGCTTGTTAGCATAAATTTTACTTCCAGCAGAAACGGCTAATTTGAGTGCCGAGATCCACATGTTAGTACCAAGTTGCTTTTTTACTTTTAGATTTTAACATTCTTTTAGTTCCTCTAACTTCAACTTCATCTCCAACACCTATTTTGTTGAATACTCTGTCTTGGTTTGTAAGGATAGTAGATCTTGGATCTGTTTCAGTTCTAATTTCTGGAGTTGTAATCTCTACACCACCTGTTTCATTAGAAGAAGCAACAGTTCCTTTACTACCGTAAGAAAGTTTATTTTTTAAATCTGCCATAATTTTCTCCTTAAGCTGTTATAATTATTTTTTCTTAAAATTTCTACCAAAATCGTGAATTTTACTTTGGTTAGCCATTTCTTGTTTAGCAAGGGAAGTTGCAGCACGTAATTCTGCAAGCTCTTCGTTCTGTTCAAGCTTTTCATCCTTGTTTTGTTGGTTCATAAAAGCTTTCATTCGGTCAAGATTTAATTTTTCTTGAGATTGTTGTGCTTTTGTGAAGTCATCTTGTGCTCTGATGTCCAATTCTCTAGCTTTTAACTTAGCAATAGGGTCATTTCCATATTCACCCATTAACTGAGTCTCTTCTTTAGCAAAATCTTCAAACATTTCTGCAATTAAAACTGCTTTTCTAGATTCTATTTGCATATTTATGGCCATCATCTGCTGTTGCATCTGTGGATCTTGCGCTAACGCAGGATTTGCTTGCATTTGTTGTTGCATTTGTTGAATCATTAAGATTTGATCTTTAAATTCTACTTCAACTTGCTCCAATGCCATCAAACTTATGTGTTCAAAAATATTTTTTTGCATAGAAGCAGTTACCACTGGGTTTCCTCTAGCCATCGAAGACGACATAAAGTTCAAATGGGCTGTTATATGAGCTCTATGGTCTTGTCCTTTAAAGGCTTGGAAGGGTTGACCACCTAAAGCTTGAATAGCTTCAATACTAGGATCCATTGGCATTGGTTTTGGAACTGGTTTTAAAACCATATCAATATTTTTTACACCCAACGCTTCATACATAGCACGATACGCATTATATAAATTATGCATTTGCGGATTTGATTGTGCTAATTGTAATTCAGCTTGAGCAATTGATATTCTTTGAGTCTGAGAAAATATATTAGGATCTGCTACAGGTAGAATATCTATTCTATCATCAAAGTCTTGTTGCTTAATACTTCTTTGTCCACCTACCACATCATAAGGATACTCTTGTGGTAAATATGTTTTAAATACTCGAGCAAGCATCTTAAACTCATTCTTAAGACTCACATAAATTCTTTTGTGAATCGCAGACATCGTTCTGCTTCCTCGTTCCAACAAAGCTACTGTCGTTCCCACTGCTGCTTGTTGATTCCCGTCACCTACTTGAAGGTCAGCTATCGAAGCAAATCTTTGCCCGGCTGAAACAACGACACCCATAAGCTGTAACAAAGTTTGTGAAGGCTCTTTAAACGGTAATGCCATAAATGCATCTTTAATATTTCCGCCTGGAGCATCCACATCTCTAAATTCACCTGGAGTAATAGATTGCGCGTCATCTCTAATTCGGATGCCGCGCATCTTAAATCCTGCTGGCAAATTGGAGAGGGTACCAGCATCTAGTAAAGATCTTAATGCAGCTGTGGCTGTTCTTGATAATCCACCAATCATGTGAATTAAACCAAAACCATAAAAACCTAAACCAGGTAAAAATTTAAAATGTACAAAGTAAGAAATTTTCTTTTTTAATGGATCATTAATTTCGTAATTTCTTCTAATCGATAAAACTTCACGTGATGATTCTTCAAGGGTTACAATGTAAGGTAACTTAATTCCAGTAGGTTGACCATCTTGTCCTCGGTCCTCGAATCCTTCTAAATCTAAATCGACATGGAATTCTAAAATATTGTAGATATCTTCATTTTGTGTTTTTTGTATTCCTTCTAACTCTCGTTCTTTTCTCTCTAAATCAGATTCCGTATCTGCAGGAGATCCAAGGTCCACGTCTCTGTAAAAACCATTCACTTGTTGTTTTCTTAAATCATTCTCTTTGGTTTTGATCACATGGATCACGGCCGTTGCATCTTCTAAAGATGTTGCAGAATAAGGTACAACCAAATCTTCCGCAGGTACAAATTTAGAAACTGCTCTGCCTAAAAGATCATCATAATAAACTTTCTTAAAGGCAGATCCAGCAAGAGGTAGATAAAATAACAATTGATCGAATTCAGGTTCGTATTCCTTCATCTGATCCATCAATTGGTAATTCATAAAATCTTTAACTCTTTTAGATTGCATTTCTTTTTCAGGGGTAGGTGCTCCCATAATTTGAGTTCTAATCGGTCCATCAGCTGGTAATAATTCTTTGTAAGCTAACGCTTGAAACTGTGTGACTGCTTCAGCTAGAACTGGGTGAGTTGCACCTGCAGCTCCGTTAAAAGGTTCTGTTCTATCTTCATATTTAAATCCTAAAAGATCTAATCCAGTTATGTAACTGTGTTCCCATTCTTTACGAGACTCTTTGTAGTCCATGTAGTTTTGATTTAATTCTGAACCTAGAGGACCTAATATTTCCTCTGGTAATAACTCGGCTAAATTGTCAAAGTGGTTTTCACTTTGTGCTTGGTTAAATGCTCCAGGTTCAAAATCAATCTCTACACCGCCATCTTCAGTGGGAGTAATTTCTGCGTCACCAGCGTTTGGTAATGATTCGTTAATTTCTTCTTGAACCTCGACTTGCTCTTCGGGTCCTGCTATTTCAACCGTTTTTGTTACGTCGGTTAATGCTTTGTCTATGTCTGCCATTTATTTTCTCCAATTTATCTTGTTTATATGCTTTTGGTTCATTAATCAAGCCTTGTGGGTTAGGCCCACTAAGGGGAGGTATTTGATCCCTTTTCACATAAGGCATGTTTTTAGTAAGGGTTGGATTTTTATACTTACTAGGATGTTTAAATACGAACGTCATTACCAGTAAAATTTCTTTTTTCTTTTGGGTTGCTGCTCTTCTTGATAATCTTCAGGGTGATCTATAAATCCGCCTTGTCTGTATCTTAACAGAGCCTGTGTTGTGCTGTCAACTAAATCGTCATGATCGCCATAAGGAAACGCTGCACACTCTTCTACAAGTTCTTGTGCAAACTCTTGATCGAGAGGCGCCCAAATTTGTCCGGCTTCAAACAATGGAGAGACTGCATTAACTCTTGCAATTTTATCTTGACCTTTACTTGGTGTAAAATTCATAGCAGGAATTCCCATCTGTCTAAGTTCATACATCAAAGGTAGTCCGGATGCTTTTGCTTCAATGATGACTGTCTCAGGATTCCAATATTTATATTGCTCTAGTGCAACACGACGAAGTTCTGGAAACTCTAAACGTTCCTTATAAGAATCTAATAATATTAATTGACGAGGCGAGTCTTCGTTTGGACGAAAAACTCCCCAGGTAGTAATAGCAGAGTAGTCAGCAGTTT